CCACCTGGCAAAGTTGTAAGCACAGAAAATGTTATTGGTCCACTTGCTAAACTTATTAAGAGTGGTGAGACAGTTGCGGGTAGTTATGATACCTTTACAAAATCTTCAAATGGTCCACAAGGAACTTCTTCTGTAGCAACTGGTAGTGGTAATGTCAAATTGTCTAAGATGACAATTAAAGACATCATGGAAAAACAATCAATGCCAGCTGGAAGTCCAGATAAACTTTCTTCAGTTGGTAAGTATCAAATCGATCCAGTAACTTTAAAGAATGCGATTCAAGCACTTAACATAGATGTAAATCAAACATTCAGTGAGTCAACACAGGATCTTATTTGTCAAGAATATATTGTTGCTCGTAAACGTCCGAAGCTATTTGCGTATTTTAAAACTGCTTCTAAAACTGATGAAAAGTTATTAAAAGATGCTGGTGAAGCACTTGCAGCAGAATTTCCTACATATGAAGATCCATACAATCCTGGATTCCCATATGGTGGTGAGAAAGGTAACTACTATAAAGCTGGACATAGAGTTGCCACTAAATTTGATACTGTTAAAGAAAACCTATTACAAGAATGGGAATTTAGAAACGACGCAAACAATCCTTCACCAACAGTAGCAATTGCGGGTGGTGATAAAGTTGAAAAGGGATCTGATTTTTCTGGTGTAAGAAAATTACTACCACCAGATGATTCAACCACAACTCCTCCAGAATCTTCCACTGCAGCTGGAACTAATATTCCAAATGAATTTCCAAATCCAGATATTATTGGTGGTTTGGATATCTTAGGTGCTGGTAATCTAACAAACTTTGCTGATCTTGGTAATGCATTTAACGCAGCTGCACTAACTGCTGCTGGTGATTTAAATAATCTCGGATTGGGCGATCTTGGTAAACTTGGTGATCTTGGATCAGCAATTGGTGAGTTAGGTATTTCTGGTCTTGGTAATTTAGATGCATCTTTACTATCATCAATAACTGCCACTCAAACTGAATTTGCAAATTTAGCAAAGCAAGTTAATTTAGATGGTGATATTAATAAGGTTCTAACAAGTGTAACTGGAACTGCCACCAGTACTCTTACTAGTTATGGCAATAACCTAAATGATATATCATCAAATCTTGGTATTGATAATCCATCTGGTACTGTTAGTGGATTAGTTGCTAATCTAGGATTATCTTCAGCTGATCCTAGATTGCTGGTAAAAGAAATGGAGAAAATTGCTGGTTCCACTGCTGGACAAGCAAAAGCATTATTAGTAAAACTACAAGGTGAACCATCTAAACCACAAGCAGTTCCCATGGGAGAACGCAGACCAGATGGAACTATTAGTAATGGTAGTTTAGTTGATCCAACTAAAGGATTCCAAGATCCAAATGGTGTATATCCAAAGTATCAAGAAGAGCAAGACACAAACCGACTTGCTTCTGGTAATAATCTTGGAAGAACAATTGTTACTGAAAAACAAGCTGATTTAAAATCTGGAATAAGAATAGCAAATGGTGGAACTTGGAATTCACCACCAGTTCCTTATGCTGCTGTCTATCCTTATAACCATGTAAAACAGTATGAGTGTGGACATGTACTGGAGTTTGATAATACTCCAGAAGCTGAGCGTATTAATATCCACCACAAAGCTGGCACATTCATTGAGATAGATGCTTCAGGAACTCAAGTCAACAGAATCATGGGTGATGGATATGAAATTATTGATCGTAATGGTTTCATCTATATTAAAGGTGCATGCAATTTAACAGTTGATGGCGCATTAAATGTTCGTACAGATAACGTCTTTAATCTTGAAGTTTCTGGCGCAATGAATATCAATGTATATAATGACGCTAACATTAATGTAAGTGGTTCAACTAATATGGCTATTGGTGGTGAGTTTAATCTTAAAGCAAATAAGATTAACATGGAATCTGCTGGGCAGTTTAACCTTATATCTAAAACTGGTTTCAACATGGAATCTGGTGCAGATCTTCATATCAAGAGTGATGGCACAGCGTTTGTTCAAACTGAAGGTAACATTAATAATAAAACTAAGGGTGGTGTATTTATTGAAAGTGGTACTGATACAAACATCAAATCTGGTGGCTTGTTAAATATGCAAAGTGAAGATATTTTTAATATCAAATCCGATAAACTATTGAATCTTGAAAGCACTGATAATTTAAATCTTAAAACTGCTGGTGATGGTTCGTTTGGATCAACTGGTCAATTAAGTATTAATTCTAGTGCAGCTGTTGCAATTGATGGTACTGCAATTCAATTAAATAATGGCGACTCTACTGCTCCAGGATCTGCAGCTGCAGCTAAAGAAGCTAAACCAGCTAGAACTGCGGTTAGAACTAATATAGAATTACCAATTGAAACACGTGGAACTTCTGGTGTTTCTCAGGTGGCAAATTCTCCACTGGTAACTCGTGGCTCTGAAGTTGCTTTTGAAACACCAGAGAAAACTCCAGGTTCTGATTTAGCCGCATATAAAGCAGATAGAGTTGCTCAGAATCAAACATCAAAATCTGCAGATGCTGCAGCTACTTTCGCTAAAGACACAGTTAAACCAAATGCTAAATCTGCAGCAACTGGAAAAGATTCTGATGTTAGCGCAATATTAAATATGTCCCCAGATGCATTCAATGCTGGTATGAGATTATCCAAGAACTTCACTCTTGGTGATTTAACTAAAGGTGGGGTTCGTATTCCAAGACAATCATATCAAATGACTACTGGTGAAATGTTGTCACCACAAGATATTGTTGCTAATATGAAGCGTCTATGTGATAATGTACTTGAACCAATTGCTGAAAAATATGGTAGAGATTCTTTCATTATAACTTCTGCATTCCGCAGACCATCAACTGGTCCGACAGATCCAGGAGATTTAAGTATTAAGAAATCTGATGGTAGTTATCAGAAAGAAGGTGGTGATCATGTTCGTGGATGCGCATGTGATATAGCCTTTAAAGATGGTAAAGCTAAAACTCATCAACGTGCTTCTGAAATTACTACATTATTAAAATCTTGGAATCAGATTATCATGGAATATGATAGAGGTGGACAAGCATTCTGGATTCACTGTGCGTATAAACCTCAAGGTAATAAAGGCGACACATTCAGCATGAATAACCATCAAGTTATTGCAGGAACATTCCCTAAAGGTGGATTCGTTTTAGTATAATGGCCATCAGAATAACTAAATCAAACCAATCAGGATTTTCTTCTGTTCCTGGAGATGAGACAAGCCCATTAGAGGATTTAAATAACTATCTTCCAACGGTATTGGAAGAAACTACATTTTCCATTGATTTAACTTTTGATGGTGCGTATACTAATTTGGGCGCAACAACTTATTTACCAGCAACAAATAATACTTCATCATTTGGATGGAGTGCAATTGGTTTGACTTATACTAAAATTAGTGCCAGCGTTGCCCGCATATCTGGTCCAATAACAAGTCCATTTACGAATCAATATTATAGATTTGTTTTACCAGATTTAAGTTTACAAGTTTTACCGAAAGATACCACTACACCATTCTTTTCATTGGAGAAGTATCAAATGCCTTCTCCAGTTAGCTTAATGAAAACATATACGTTTAATGTAACAATACCAGCAGATCCAATACTTGGAGGATCTTCAACAACTGAAACTATTAGTTTATACCAATGGGTTCATTGGTCTTACTCTACTGCAGTGGCAGCTATTGCTTCTGCAAGATCAATAGGATTAAAATAATGCCTTCCGTATCTAGAGCAGGTGATACAGTATTGTCCCCAGATGGAACTGGATATCAATGCGGTGCACCCATGGAAACTAGTGTTGGTGAAGTTAATAGTAATAATGTTTATGCAAATGGTATTCTTATCGTAGTTCAGGGGAATGTGGTATCTCCACATCCAAAAGGTGGATGTTCCACCGATACTTCAACTTTATCTTCGTTTTCAGCAACAGTTAGTATAGGTGGTAAGGGTGTTGGCAGAATAGGAGATAGTTACGGAAATAACGTGATTACTCAGGGATCCGCAAATGTATTTGCAGCATAATTACTAAATAATAATATGGCACACAATTCCCGAACATTCACTGATATAGATTTAAATTTTCTGGCTCATCCTGTCACCAAAGATGTGACAGTTAAGACTAATGAGCAAGCTATTAAATCCTCAATCCGAAATTTGATTTTAACATCAAATTACGAAAAACCATTTCATCCAGAGATCGGTTCTCAGATAAATTCACTCTTGTTTGAGCCAGCTACTCCCATGCTGCCTATTATGCTTAAGAAAGCAATAGAATTTACAATTTACAATTTTGAACCAAGAGTTAATCTTACGAACGTGAGTACAATTTTATCTGAAGATGAAAACTCTATTAACGTAAGTATAGAGTTTGTAATAATTAATACGAGTACCCCAGTGGGACTTGATCTAATACTTTATAGAACGAGATAAGATATGGCTATAGATAGCAAAAGAATTCAGGTCAGCGAATTAGATTTTGACCAAATTAAAGGTAATCTAAAGAATTTCTTAAAAGGTCAAAATCAGTTTTCTGATTACGATTTTGAGGGTTCAGGATTATCTGTACTACTAGATGTTCTTGCATATAATACTCACTATAATGCATTGTATACAAACTTAGCTGTAAATGAAATGTTTTTGGATTCAGCAAGTAAACGTGCAAGCGTAGTTTCTATTGCAAAGACATTAGGATATACTCCTTCTTCAGTTAGATCTGCCAGAGCCAAGATTAATATGGCGGTAACTAATCCAAACCAAAGTCCAGCTACACTAACACTCCCAAAGAATAGCCCATTCAGTACAATTATTTCTGGTTCTAATTACACCTTCTACACGCTATCTGAATATACAATTATTCCTGTAAGTGGCAACTACACTTTTACAAATGTGGAATTGATTGAAGGGAGACCTCTATCATTTAAATATACGGCTGCCACTGGTCAGCAGTATATCGTACCAAATCAATTCGCTGATATTTCAACACTAACTGTTCGTGTACAAGAATCTGCAATATCAGATACATTTACCACATTCACAGCAGCAACTTCTATAGTTCAATTGGCATCAGATAGTAATGTTTACTTCATTAAAGAAATTGATGGTGGATTGTATGAAATTGTATTTGGTGATTCAATTATATCAAGTGGTCTAACTAATGGTAATGTCGTTCACTTAGATTATTTTGTTTCTGGTGGAATTGTTGGTAATGGCGCACGTCAATTTACCTACAATGGTATTTCGTTGATTGGTGGAAGTCCAGTGATAACTACACTTGATATTGGTGCTGGTGGAGTTGACATTGAAACTATTGATAGCATTAAGTATAATGCTCCAAGATTATATGCTGCACAAAATAGAGCAGTAACTCCAGATGATTACAAAGCATTAATTTATGCTGCGTATAATTATATTCAGTCAGTTTCTGTTTGGGGTGGAGAAGATAATACACCTCCAGTTTACGGTAAAACATTTATTTGCGCAAAACCATATAATGCAAATAAACTAACTCAACAACAAAAAACTGATATCTTAACAACATTACTTGCATCTAGAAGTGTAGTATCTATTACACCAGAGATTGTTGATCCAGACTTTATCAATATTGCGTTAGACGTAACAGTTTACTTCAATGATAGAAAAACTATTAAGACTGCATCTGAGATTGCATCAATCGTAACTACTACTATTTTAAATTATGATGATTCTAAACTTCAAAGATTCGATGGAGTATTCCGCTTCTCTGAACTTAGTCGTTTAATTGATACTGCAGAACAAGCAATTGTAAGTAACATAACAACTGTATTGATGCGTAGAAAAGTATCACCACGTTATAATGTTTCTGCTGAGTATGCATTGAACATGATTAACCCAATTTTATCTTCTGGTGTGGCAGAAGAAGCTGTATCGTCAACAGGGTTTTATGTTAATGGTAGTGAAGAGATACAT